TGCATAGCTCCAACATCACTTGCGTCGGAGTTTGCTAAATCTAAGTTTAAAGCGTCTCTATATTCTCCATTCGGAACTAAACGTTCGTCAAGGTCTTTGTTCATTCTCCCCGCTTGGAAAACATGCACAAACTCTGCCATATATTAGTGTTTTATGATTTTGGATTTATTACGCATAACCTGTGTAATCTCCTCAATTTTAATATTTGATAATCTAATTTTTGCATTTCTTTTAGCAGCTGATGTTTCTCTTTTGAAACGAGCTACCAAATATTCAGGTGTATTTGCTCTTGTAGATAAAATAGCATAAGCTATGTATTTATATAAAGCTTCTTCTGCAAATTTATGTACAACCATTTCTTCATCAGTGCCTAGGCCATCTGAGATATATTTTAATGTAACTATTTTTCCTACAAATGAAGAGTCAAAGAATATAATGCCTTGAAGTTGATCTATATAAAAAACTCCGTTTGTCTGAGCTTGTTGCGGTGAAATACCATAACGTCTACCAAAATGATTAAAATAATAACCTCCGTCTAATTTATTGTCTAGACTATTTAAATTATTATTCACCTCATTGCGGTTTGTAGATTCAAATCTTTTTTTTGTTTCTGAAGATTGAGCTGATATGACCTCTTGATCTTGTTCGTCAAAAAGATATTCGTAGTTATTATCTTGCAGAATTGGGAACGGATTACTAGTGTGCTGAGCTGGATATATAACGCGTTCTATACCGTTAGAATCAACCCAAACTAGTTTTACATAGTTTACGTAGTCTTTCGGCAATACGAAGTTTAAATTAGGCCCTATCTCAATTTCAGCTGATTTAACAGATGGTAATATATCAAAGCTAAATTCTTGTATTCCACGCTGAGCATGAAAAGCCACATCCGTTCTTTTAACTTTAGGTATAATTTTTTCTTCACCTACATAAGATATAATAAAATTATTTATAATATCTTTAATGCTAGTAAATTGATAATTGCCATAATCTTCATCCCAGCTATTCCAAACGCTATCTGGGCCTAAGTAGTATTGTTCGTCTGTTTGATTTATTAAACCCATATGTTATGATTTTTCTTGTTGGATAGTTTCTTGCTCTTCTTGATTCATAACTTGATATAAGTTAAGATCTTTTATTAATATGCCTGATAATTCTAATATTTTAATTACAAGCTCTGTTTCATCTGATGGGTGCAATTCGAAATTAACTGAATTAGCAGCGTTATATAATGGTTCATCAAATACTATTTGGTAAGCCCATTGAACCTTAGCTGGTTTCTTTATATATTGAAACTCTACTTCAGCAACATTTATTATTTCGCTGTTTCCATAAACTCTGATTCCATTTGTGTTTGCCACAAATACAGGTCTAACGTTTTTAGGTTTTGTTAATGGGGATGAGTTTATGTATAAAAACTCGTTAGCGTTAATACGCTCTGCTTCAATGCTTTCTGTAGATGATACACCAAAGGGGTTTGTTGTTGTATTTTTATATATTACCGTACCCAATCTGTATAGGTCGGTTGGCTCGTCAAAAAAGTTTCCTGTACGAGTTGGTTGAGCTACAGTTTCAAATATGTTAATCTTTTCGTTAAGGAGATTTAACATGTCCGAATACTCTGTGCTATTACCTGGTATTCTACCAAATTGGTTTATATCGTAAAAGTATTGTTCGAATAAATCTTGTTGCGCTTGATTAGCAAATAAGTTAAATTCTTGAGCTGTTACATAGCCTCTTTGTTCTTTGTTAAGTATGCCAAGCACTCGCTGGTAAACACTATCCACGCTTATTGCCATTTGTATATTTTTTTATTATTTATAGTAATTAGGCCACCATTACAGCGGCCTAGCTACTATAATTAGTGACTTATTTAAGTCTTTTTAAAATTGTTTTGTAAACTTCCATTCCATCATCAGTCTTAAAGAAAGATGCTAATGCAGAATATGGGTGTTCATCAAAAGGAACTGTCATTAATTTTCTGTTCCCATCGCCATATGTAAATGTACGTTGGTCTCCAGAAAGTTTTAATATACCGGCTTCAACGGCTTTAGCTCCTACATTCCTTAGCTCAATGGCATCGTCATTAGCTAATTCCATAAATAAGATAGGATTTCTTTTTGCAAAGATCATCAAATCTCTTTTTAATTCGCTTGAAGATAATGTCGTAACTTTTTCCCCAAACTCAGATCTTAATATTGCTTCCGCATAATTAATATCCATACTTTTAGCAGCTGTTAAAGCTTCTAATTCATATTCAATCCAATCTAATTCATTAACTGAATCTTGAACTGGATCTAGTTCTTTATATATACGATCTTTAAAAGGATGGTATATAGATAGTAACTTTTGTAAAGCAACGTCTTCTTTCTTTACAGTTAATGTACCATTTCTAAAAGCAATTCTACCTAGTGTTACTTCTCCCTTCTGCTCATCAACAAGTGGTGTTGGTTGATTAGTGGCATAACGAAGCTCACGTGCATAACCTAAGTCTTTGTCAAAATACAATAAAGGCTTACGCTGGCTGTGCCTTGATGGGATAGTAAATAATAAAGGAGATTTACCTGTAGCAAGGTAATAAGTTCTATCTTTAAATTCAAACACCGGTGTAGCTGGTGCTTTTTGAACTGGTGCGTTTTTTGCGACAGTTGGTTGAGGTGCAACCTCAGTTGTTTCTGCTGTAGCTTTTTTAGCCATGATATAATATAATTAAATAATTGATAAAAAGTAATAATTACCCCCGTCAGTACAACGAGGGTAACAATTACATTAATTTACTATGCTGTTGCTTTTTTCAACAATACAAAGTTGTTAGCTCCTTGAACACATAAACATCTTTCTGATAAGAAATGAACGTTCATTGCATCTTCGTCACTTGTATAGTTTCCACCAACGGATCCGGTAATCCAAGACTTCATCTTACGATCGTCAGCTTCAGAAGCTCTATAACGGATGTGTAAGAATGGTCGTGAAATATTTTTTCCTAATTGCTGATCGTAAACTGTAGAAGTTCCTGCAGGTACAATAACACCTTCAACATCTCCAACTAATCCACGAGTAGTAGCGTCGTTTAAGTATTTCCAGTCAGTCTTATAGAAATCGTAAGATCCTCTACGGAATCCGCTAAACCCTAAGTTCAACGCCATATCTTCAGAGTTGTCAAATACACCGTAAGATGTACCTCCCCCACCGTAAGAATTTTGAGCGGCTAACATATTGTCAATGCCTAAAGAAGTAGCACGGTCTAAGAAAAGCATGTTTTCCTCAATAGCTCCTTGCTTATCAAGTTCCTGTAGAATTTGATCAAAATCTTCTAATCCACCTGCAGCTCCAAAATTAGAGTCTGTATAAACAAGACCTCTAGTTTCAAGAGCAGCAAAAAGCCCGTCAGAACCTGTAAGCTCAGTACCTCCGCCCAATCCAGCAGCTGGTGTGATTGCTGTAGCTGCTTTTTCAGCTTCAATCATTGCCATTTCTAATTGGTCTTCAAAACGAATACGTGCTTCGTGCTCAGACTTTAAGTACCATAAGTAACCAGATGTTCCAGCTTCAGTAGTAACTTCAACCCATCCAATTTGAGCAGTATCAGAACCGCTTACGTTGTATTTATCTCTAAGGATAATTGGTTTGTTGTTAAACTGCTCGAAAGCCGCATCAACAGAAGTACCTGCGTTAGAAGTTCCTTTTGCATATTCAGAACCGTATACAAATACTTTACCATCAGCGTGAGCTGTGATTGTTGTAGCTGCATAACCTACTACTGTTAATGTAACAGCGCCTGCTACTGGGGCAGCTGCTGACTGAACATAAGCTTTTTCTACCGTTAACCCGTCAGCTGAAGCGACTACGATTGTAGCTCCTGGGCCAATAACGTTTTGGTTAACCCCACCTGCTCCTGCTGGAATTGTTACTGTAGTTGTAGTTGTTACTACTGGGTCATATGCGATATGTAATCTCCCCTGCTCAGACCATACTACTGTATCTGAAGCCATAGGCATTTCTGCTCCTACCATACGTAAGAATCCAGAGATCGTACGGTTTCCGTAACGCTCTACTTCTTTCTCATATACTTCTGGTAAGAACTGTTGTGTAAAATCTAAATCATTTAGAGTTAGATAGTTATCGTTAAATAACGTTTGTGTTGGGCGTGGTGTTAAGTGCGCTAAAGCACCTGCACTGCCTGTAAATGAACCTGCTGCGGCCATAATTTTTAAGTTTTAAGTTGTTGTTTTATCTTCTTTTAATTCCGAATTTAGGCGAACTAGAAGATTTAATTGACTTAACCGTAAAGCCGCCCGGCATACTGACTTTTTCATGAGCACCTCTTGGGCTCATATCAATATTCTTGGCTTTTTCAACACTGCTTCTCATTGCGTCGGCTTTGCCTTGCTCGTAGAAGTGGTTTGCAATTGCATCTGGGTTCATAGCTGTAAATAAAGACTTGTGATAACCAGCCGCGTCACTCATTTCATTTTTATCGTTCAAGAACTTCTTGACCAAATTATTGATGTCGCTTTGGGTGTCTTTAACCTGATCCACATTGTTTACTTTAAACCTAAACTTCTTTTCCCCAACGTTGAAATCAAAACCTTTGAAATCATTAGAAAAAAGCTTTTCTGTTTTGTTTTTAAATGTAGATACTTGTTGTTCAACTACTTTAGTTGCCTGTTCGTTTTCTTTTGTATAACGGTTAAAAAACTCAACCGCTTTTTGTTGTTCTGGATTTAATTTTGATCCAGCTTTTATTTCTTCGTAATACCTAGTCTTTAATCCGTCTAAGTGATTTTTAGCTTTAGCCAACTCTTCCTTGTGAGCTAACTTTTTTCTACGTACCTCACGATCGTCGTCTAGTTCTTCGTCATAAGCAAAATTATCTTCCATTAAGAAAGAAATTTCTTCAGAGTCTAAGTGAGGACGCGTTGTTTCGTAATACTCTCTTAATAATTGTGTTTCATTTAATGAAGCATAATCGGTATTAAGCTTTACATAGTCTTCTAAACTTCCACCCGTATCATTCATAAACTCAACTACCTTTTGAATATTCTCTGGTAATTCAATTCCTGAATCTTGCTGTTCAGCAATAGCTTCTTGAATATCTTCTTGAAGATCTTCTACTTGTTCCGCAACCTCTTCATCTGTTATTTCTTGAAGAACGGATTCTTCAACCTGAATGGACTCTTCGTTATTTTGGACGGGCTCCCGTACTTCTTCAACCACTTCTTCGCTACTTGACGTGTCTTGGGGTTGCTCGACAGGAACATCGCTTGCATCTGTTTCTTGCTCTGGAATGGCATCTTTTGTTGGTTTATTTAATTCTGATAAATCAACCTTAATAATGCCGTCCTCAAACGACATAGGTTTTGTTTCTTGTGCCGTAGTTTCTTCAACTGCAGTCACATCTTTTTCTAGTTCTTCTGACATGATAAAATATTATATAATTATTATTATTATTACCTAGGCTCGAAGGAACCTAAGTTAAAATTGCCGCTAAGTATGTCGTTTCCGCTAGATTCGAAGTTTTTAGGAGGCAAATCGTTTTGTCTTTGACTTATTAATTCACTTTGTTGTGTTGCTTGTAATTTCGTACGTTCGTCTTTACGGTCTTCTTTTTCTTTTATTTCCGTTTTCTTTCCTTGCACTTCAATGCCTTTTAAACGCATATTCATTTCAAACTCTAGTTGCATAAGCTCCTTTTTAAGAGAAGCTTCTTGAAGTAGCTTTTGAGAATCAATCTGGGCCTTAGCTTGCTCTAATGCAATCTTCTGTTGTATTAATGCTTGTTGTTTTTGTACTTCCGCTTGAGCAGCTACTTGCTGTGCTTGAGCGTTAGCGTCAGCTTGAGCTTGTATATTTTGCTGTTGCATTTGCTGATCTTTCAATTGCTTTTCGTTTCTTCGTATCTTAAGTAATTGATTAGCTAGTTTAAGGTTTTTAATTTCTCTTAAATCAATAGCGTCTGATAAATCAATAAGACCACTTTGAACAGCTGCTTGTATATTGTTTTCTAATACAGCTCTTTGTTCATCATCTGGTTGCAATTCAATAAATATACCAAAGTCATATAAGTATAAATCACTCATTTCCTCTAGTACTGCTACATTCTGATTACCTATCTTATGTATAAACGCTTCTTTTGTTGGCGAATATTCTAGTATATCAGATATTCTTAATGATAATCCTTCACATAAATCTGCAGTTAAAAATAAACTACCTTCTAATATATGTCGTGTTGCTACATTTGAATTAGCAGCAGCAAGTTTTTGAACGCCAACTAATGCTCTAGCATCCGGTGTACTTCCATCTCTAGCTTCATTCAGACCCGTTACATCACGGATCATTTGCATGTAGTAATTGTAATTAGTAATTAAGCTTTGCATTTTTTGACCACCTGCTCCAGTTGTTATTTCTTGAATAGGTACTTTGCCGGGGTTCATATCGCCGTCTTGCGTAAATGATCTACCAATTACAGAACCAGTTTGAAAAAACATATTTAATGCTTCTTGCGGATTGTAATTTGTTCCATTACCTAAATCAACCTCAGCTAAACCATCAGCGTCAAGGTAAACTCCATCTGGAACCATTCTTGACATAACTTGTTGAAGCTTTAAATGCGTAAGCTGAATCATATCTGCAAACCCTGTTATACGGCTTACTATAGACTCAATCCTGCCTCTATACATTCTTGGAGCTACAATACTGTAATTCATTTTAACTTTAGAATAATCGCTTTTTGGTCGTATCATATTCTTAGCTAACTCCCATTTAAGCAACTCTCCACCTAGTATTTTCACGCCTTCATAAACAACTTCTAAAGATTTTGACAATTTAGATATGCCATACTCTTCATACATTTCTTCCGGAGGATTAAACTCATCAGTCTTAGGTATTATTTTTGCTGCTCCCGTTGCTGTTTCTTTAACTTTGTAAACTTCGTTCGTAAAAGTCTTATAATTAAAGTAAAGAACCTGTACAGTATTTGAATCATCATAATCAGAGTTACTGAGCGTTCTATCGTAGAATCCATTGTTGCTTGTGTTTTGTCCTGCAATTTTTTGCAAATCGTCATTAGTAAGCCAAGGAAATTCTTTTTTAAGTTCGTTCAAATGAACAGCTTTTACTTCACCTACATAATATATGTCTTCAAAATAAGGTGAATCAGTATATGACCAAACTAAATTAACTGGATCAACATAATCTACAGTAGCTCCTTCTGCTTTGCTAAATGTATTTTTAACTGCTCCAATTCCTATAGTAGTTAAATCATAATTACATCTACGTCTAATTAAATCATAATTATTGCCTTCTAATAAAGTGTTTAAAGCTTGCTCTTCAGCTAGTTCAACTTGTTGTTTATAACTAAGTTGCATATGCAAATCAAGCTCTTCTTTGTTTTTAGGCAATGGATCTACGTTGCTTTCAAATAAATTTACACCAAATTCTTTTCTAGCAAAGTCATTTAGTTCTTTAGTTTGCATATCACGTATAATAGCTTCCATGTATTTAGTTCGTTTCTCAACGCCATATGGATCTTGTGAATACGCTTTAATATCAAATTGTCTATCTGAAATACCGTTAACAACTATATCTACAAATTTTGGAATAATAGGAACTGGTTTCCAATCTAAATTTAAATAAGATAAATCACCGTTAATAGATAATTCATCTTTATATTTCTGTATACCTTGCTCTCCTCGAGCGTACAATCTAAGATTGTGAAAAGTCGCTTGATTACTTTTAAATCGGCTATTTCCATTATCGGAACTAAACCATTCATTTTCTATAGCTCTACCAATGGTGTTACCATAATCTTTTGACATTTTCTCGGCATCGCTTGCTATTTGACTCGGAAAATAACTTGTTACAACTGACTCAGCCATATTTTTATTTTTCTATTAGTTTTGATAAACCACCGGAATTGGTGTATTTAGCTATTTTTAAATTTATTTTATTTTTTTCTACTTGAGGCTTTGGATGATACAAATGTCTGTTGCATGCCATTATCGCTAATCCCGAACTAATAGCAGCATCAAATTTTGTTCTTTTATTTATATCAAATCTAGACCATTCATTTAGAGTGGTGTTAAAATACATAGTACCATAACTACCATCCTCTTGCAAACCTACATGACTATCTATATAACTCTCAATAGCTGCCGCGTGAGCTTGCTTAATATCTTCACTTGAGTTAGGCATTCCACCAATTTCACGCTCAGTAACTGAAAGTTTATTCCAAACCTTATCTGGCCTGTTCATAGAATAACCTCTATATCCCCTGCGTTTAAAATAGTATAACAATCTAGGTTTATTATTTTCTGCTAATATAGGCATTCCGTAAAAAACACAAGCCATCAAAACATCTTCAAAAAACATTTCTGCGGTTTGTGGCCTAGCTATATATTCTAAAAAAAACGTATTCGCAGGAGCGTCTTCCATACTAAACTTAGTTAACCCATGCAATGCGCCTTTAGAACCTTGTCCATCTGTTGTTCCCGATATATCATAACTATCACAACCAAATGCACCCATATGTTCATTACCTGGACTTTTCAAACCATTTTTAAGGTTTTGTCGGTTTTGTAAATTTACACCAGGCACCCAAGATACCTTAAATCTTCCACTAGGATTTGGTGTAAATATAACCGTAGAGTCCTTAACTCCGTTAGCCCACTGAAAATTACCTTTGGTTAATACATTAGTATTACCTAGATCTTCATTGTAATCTATTTGTTCGTATATTTTTACTAAGTTAAATATACTGTTTTTTGTTTCATCTCTAAAAGCGTGTTCCTCTGTACGCGGAAACTGTCTATAAAACTCATTTAAAGCATCCTGGTCGCCTTTTAATCCTTCAGCTTCATTATTCCAGTGCTCTATTACTCCAACGTCTATAATGTCTCCATTTGGATCTACTGTTTCTTTTTCTGGAGTATCAAACACAGGTATTCCGTATTCATCAATAAAACCTTCGTAATTCCATTCCATTGGTATAAACAAAGAATATAAACCCGAAGCCGTTTGTCCGTTTCTATTTCTTTTGGCGACATCAGAGTTATTATAGAGTTTTTTAAAATTGTCTCCTCCTTTGTCTAAAGCATTTGATGTTGATCCCATCATACACTTACCAATAACTCTAGAACCTAATCTTAGGGTAGTTTTTGTAACTCTCCAGTTGTTTAAAATATTATCTGGCCTTTCCCACTTTCCACTTTCATCATGCACCAGCAGTTTTAGTTTTTCACCATCATAAGAGTTGTCCCCTGTATTTTTCCAGTCAATAGTTGTATCAAGCCCTTCTAATAATTCTTGACCTTGATTATTTTGTATAGATTTTCTAGTTAATCTTGACGCGGGAATTCTATAAGCAAGTTCTGTTTTTGGTCTATCCATACCGTCTTGTATTGGCTTAAAAAAGAACGGGTAGTTAACGGATATTGGAACGACTTTATCTGTGAACATTTTTTTAGCATCAGAACCTGATTTTGACAATATGCCAAATCTTGCATCAGATGATATTGTTGCAAGGTTAACGGTTTCTGCTGATGACATAAAAGAGAATCCAGATCGCCGGTTTTTAAGATAGCACATTCCGTAACAACGTGAATCTGCTTTGCAAGCCTCCCAGAATATAAAGAATAGTCTGTTTGCTTCCCTAAAGTCTGGCTTCCCAATGTCAATCTTGCTGAACTGCAAGTACATAAAGTGAGTGCCAGTAATGTAAGTAGCCACGCCTTTATTATTGAACCAATGGCCTTCTTCTCTGCGTTTAAATTGTTCATCTATATAGGGTTCCCACTTGTTTTGAAAATTCTCTGGGTAATCCCGCCAGTCAAACACACTCGATATTGACTTTAGCTCTTTAGGATATTCCTCTGCTTTCCATTTATTAGCGGATTTATTTATTGTACTAGGTTGTTTTGGAAGGGCTATTTTAAGATTTTGTATATTGTATATTTCGCCAATCTGTCCTGTCTTGCTTATAACAACAACGTCGTGTTCTTTGTTATAACCATATTTCCACTTTTTAGCCTTATTAAGTCTTGCTATAGTATTTGATCTTATTGGCGTAACTACGCTATATAATGACTGCTCGTACATTATTTAGATCTTTTTTCTGCAAACCCTTTGAAAGCTTTTTTCTCAACTTCTTCTTTAGGTTTATTATTCAACAAGTCCTCCTCTTCCTTTATTCTATTTAATATCTCAAAAGCATCAAATATTGCTAGCTTTTTTGTAGCAGCAGCATTTTTAAGTCTGTCAGCTGATATATCATCTCCTGAGTCAACGATCTTTTCGCCTGCTACCTTTATTAATTCCTCAACTGCTTTGTGTCCAGCTTGGATTATATTCCTCTTCGTTTCCTTGATATTCATATTTAATTGTAATTGAATTGGTGGGTACCCGATATACTCTTTGTGAATTAATAACAAATTCGTATTCTGCCCCAGGCTTAAAGCCAATTAAGTCTCCATCTTCCACCGTGTGTAAGTCTGGATCTTTCGCATACAAAACGCCAACTCCTTCTTTTTCAAAATTAGTTGAAAACATTTTATTTTCTTTTATAGGCTTTACAAAATTAAAACCTTTACAAGCCATCCATCCGCAACATCTTCTGTAAGCATACACTTGATCCTCACTTGCAAAATAAATATTATCTTTATAATATGACTTGCTATTTTTCTCCTGACCCCTAATGTCTTTAAAACGTCTAAAAACATTATGGTGTACTATTATTTCGTCACCTACTTCAATCTCAGTTTCTATTTCTGAAGGAACTGCTATAACCTTAGCTACTCTATTCGAATAATTGTGATTATGTAATTCTGTATTTAAAATAAGCTCTGAATCTTCTATTGATTTTTTATTATTATACCTATCCCCCACGGGCTCTATAATAAAGTCAAATAAAGCTTTCATTAATATTGCAAATCATATTCAACTGCAATTGCCATGTTTTTATTAAAATCTTTCCAAGGCAATAACTCATCTCCTTTTTTTATATATATAGAATACTTATTTTCTTCTTCTATTATATTAGCTATAGTATGACCACCATACACTTCCTGTCCAACAGCGTAGTGCATGGCATCATTTTTATAGTCTCTTCCAATGCTAATCTTCCGTACTAGACTCATCTTCTTTTATATCTCCGGTTGAGATATCTACTGATACTTGCCCGTAAATATCCTCTAATTTTTTTTGTACTTCAGCTAAAGTTGATTTTGCTGTTTCCATAGAATGCAAAAGCTCGTGCTTCTGAGCTTCTAATCCACCTATCTGTAGCTGCAGATTATTCATACCGTTTACGGCTTCTTGCAATTCTTTTAATTCTTCTTGTGTTAACTTTTTTGACATTTTATTTGATTTAATTGTTATTACTTATATTATTAATTACGTGTTATACATAATAGCTACTTTATGGACTGCAGGATCTTTCTAGCTGCCATACCGTGTCCTGTGGGCCTGTAACTCTAATGGTAACGAATGGCGATGCTTGATAATCCGTCGTGTCATAAACCCACCAAACTAATTGTTGGTAAGGCGAAACCAAAGGGTTTGCGATTCCGGTATCTTGAGTGTAT